GTAACGATACATTATTGTTTTGATAGACAAGCCAAACAGGCAGGCTTTATGCCCACCTCTTGGTTACTATCAAGTAATGATCGTACACCAGAGATTTGCCAGGGGTCCCGGGAGGATCGTGTAGCGTAAAAGCAACACAAATTTACCCAGAGGACCCCAGGACTAAACACCCTGGGGTTTTTTATTGCTTAAGGAAATATGAAAGAAACAGATAGTAAACAGACACAGAAAGCAAAGTGGTTAGAGAGTCATACACTTAGTCCTGATCAGTTTAAGAAACTGATTGAGAACAAGATGGTAAGAGCAACTCAACATCGCGAAGCTTTGAGAAAGCGAGAGGCACTATTGGCAGAAAGCCGTTGATCGCAAAGTGTGAAGATACAGGAAACGAGGTCCTGGCTAGGCACTTAAAACATCTAGCAAACGGGCGGCCTACCGGATGGCTTATCCTTATGTGGATAAAAAAATGGTAGCGTATTAAAGGACATTATCCTTCGGATCTCAAGCACAAGGGCTAGAGCAAGGTTAACAGTAGTGTCCTTTAATACACACATTCTTCATTCGCCTTACGACGGCGTCTAAAAGCATAGCGGAGAGTGTGTTACAAATTTTGCGGGCTGTTCCCTATTGCCGGCTGTAACCCGGTAGGCATTGTTAAGTAGGGTGGTTGCCAAGTGGTTCGATTCCATCAGTCCGCACCAAGTTTGGCCCGTTAGCTCAGTCTGGCCTAAGGCGCCGCCCTGTCACGGCGGAGATCACCGGTTCGAATCCGGTACGGGTCGCCAAATATATCTCGCTAGTGTAATGGCAGCATACCGGTCTCCAAAACCGTTGGTCGGGGTTCGAGTCCCTGGCGGGATGCCAATTATCCTCTTGTAGCTCAATGGCTAGAGCAATCGGCTGATAACCGATAGACACAAGTTCGATTCTTGTCGAGAGGACCAAGTTTAAGGATGTTAACAGCAACTTATTACATTTGACTTCTAATCAAAAACGTAAAAATACATCCTGTTTATTCTGTTGGGGGTTAGTTAAATGGTATAACAACGGACTTTGACTCCGTGATTACAGGTTCGATTCCTGTACCCTCTGCCAAGATTTATGCTCTGTTATTTCAAAGGCTAGAATTCCGGTTTTGTAGTCCGGCGATGGCGGTTCGAGTCCGTCACGGAGCACCATTTACATGTGAGGGTGGCAGAGCGGCCCAATGCAACTGTCTGCAAAACAGTAAAACCGCCGGTTCAAATCCGGCCCCTCACTCCAAATTATACCCGCGTAACTCAGTGGACTAGAGTACTACGCTACGAACGTGGGAGTCGGAGGTTCGAATCCTTCCGCGGGTGCCAGTTTAAGGATAGTTACAGCAAACTTCAAGCTAAACTTTTTGGTTGTCTAGCGACAAAAGCTATCCTGTTTTTTATATCGCGTTTGACTTTTGGTGAGGTCCGTAGGCTTTCAACTTACTCAGACGGGTTCGATTCCCGTACGCGATACCAATATGCCGTCGTAGTCATCTGGGTTATGGCAGCGGATTGTCTATCCGAGTTAGGAGGGTTCGATTCCCTTCGGCGGCGCCAATATTTCTATTCCGCAGAATCCGAGCAAGGTGCATGGACTTGACTGTTAATCAATGGTTAGCTGGGTTCGATTCCCAGATGCGGAGCCATATAAAAACATACTAAACGCTCACCCATCGTGGTTGATGGCCGGTAGTTGCGCCTCTAACCAAGCCGCTTCATAGTATGTTTCTATATGGGGGCAGTAGTGGGCTACGGCGTTGCCTTGCAAGCATCGTGTCTAGAAGGGTTCGATTCCCTCGGCTTCCACCAACTTTATCTGGGTGTATTGTCAGCCTGGCCAGACGGCTCGCCTTGGAAGTGAGAGGACGCAGGTTCAAATCCTGCCACCCAGACCAGTTGAACATGTATGCTAAAATCTGCTCAATAAATATTATTATGAATATCTTATTAACAGGTTGTAGCTTTGGGGTTCCAAATTATTTTGGACCGCCTGGCCCCCCACCAGAACATCATATAGAATTTTTATTAAAAGAATTAGGTTACAATGTATATAATTGTTCGCTTAATGGCGGAAGTAATCTTGATGCCCTTGATCGACTTGAAAAATATTTGCAAGGAGATTTAATAAGGCATCCAGCGTACACGGATAAATTTCTAAAATTAGAAACACATTTAAGCTGTATAGATTGGGTTATATGGTTTCATACAGAAATTCTAAGAGACTATATTAGGCACTCTAAAGGCATATATTTAGATCAAGCTATAGATAATTTATCAAATCTAATATATAGTAAGATGCTGTATTTAAAGAATAAATTTCAATTTAAATTGGCTATAATAGGCGGTTGTTCTCCTATTCGTAAAAATCTTTACAAATATGTTCAACCTGAATTTGTTATAGAAGATTGGAAAAGCGACATAGTAGGAATAAAACTTCCTGAAGTTCAATCATTGTATGCGTTATCTGCAATAGAAATTAGTCCAGATAGTTTAGAATATAAAAATAATTTGCTTTCTAAGCATAAAATTATTCTAGATAAATTACAAGACTCAAAACATTTTTTTCCAGATAATATTCATCCTGGAACAATTCCACATGCAGATCTAGTTTCTAAAATAGATAAAGTTTTTAAAAATTAGCAAAAGAAACATGCTGCTTTAGCTGATGTGGTCATAGCAACGGACTGAAAATCCGAGGAACCCTGTTCGATCCGGGGAGGCAGCACCAAATGCGGATATAGCCCAATAGGTAGAGGCAACAGACTTAAAATCTGTCGAGTGTGGGTTCGAATCTCACTATCCGTACCAGTTTAAGGATGCTAACAGCAACTTTTAACATTAGACTGATAATCTAACCACGTTAAAATGCATCCTGTTTTTTAAGGAGATAATTGTGGCACATAAGCAACAAGGTAACCTTACTCGTAGTCCTCAATGGTGGAAACACCTAAAGGACTGGAAACGTGTTTGGCATAAACAAGAACGTCAAGCATACAAAAAAGCAATTGACAAAGACATTTGTTGATCGTATAATTTATTTTTTAACAAGGAGAATGACATGAAACGTTCTATGAAACGATAGTGTCATCCTGTGACTCCGTATTGGTCCGGGATGGCACTTTAAAGAACTCTTTAATATAATGTAAGACGTTAAAGATCTTTTTAATACAAATCCATCCCTTCGAGGTGTTATTGGTAGCATACTCGGCTCTTACCCGATGAGGTGACGGTTCGAATCCGTCTGGAGGGACCAATACGGAGTATAGTGAAATGGTATCACAGCGGACTTTTAATTCGCCATTTCGGGGTTCGAGTCCCCGTGCTCCGACCAGTTATGCGGGTATAGCTCAGTCGGTAGAGCAGTAGACTTTTAATCTATTGGTCGTGGGTTCGAATCCCCCTGCCCGTACCATAAGAATGACAATTAGGTGTTAGATGTGTGAAAGCAAGGGCCTCGAAATCCTTGTGAGTTGGGACTAATTATCCTTGTAGCAAACAAGTAGCACTATCACTAACGGACTCTAGGAACGAAAGTTCATAACCGCAGCCGGCATAATTTGCGGATAATGCTCCCGATGTATGTAGCGGGAGGCCTAGTTGTCATCCTTATGGTGATGTAGCATAGCGGCTAATGTACCTCCTTCATACGGAGATTATCGTCGGTTCGAGTCCGACCATCACTACCAATTTATGGGGCCTTAGTGTAATGGTAGCACGTTATAAGACGGTTATCCTGCTAAGGATACAGACAGCAACTTTTCTCAATTTCCATTGTAAGGAAAAGGTCGGGGTTCGAATCCCCGGGGCTCCACCAAGTTCTATGGTGTTATTAGTGTAGTGGTCTGCACATCTCGCTGTGACCGAGATAGTATGAGTTCGATCCTCGTATAACACCCCAAAAGACAGACCCCCGCTTTGCCAAGTTGTGCGGTGAACAACTGGCATTTTTGATATATAAAAAGATTACATGCGGGTATGATGTAATGGTAACCTGAATCCTTGCCAAGGATTATTCGCGAGTTCGATTCTCGCTACCCGCTCCAGTTTAGGGATACTAACAGCAAATTCTATCCAAACGATAGGTAGTTGGTTCGATTCCAACATTAGGCTTCAAGCCTGATTAGCTCACTCGGTAGAGCATTCGTCAAACGATAGTATCCCGTTTTTATTCTAAGGAGAGTGTTATGAAGCAAGTTTTCTTAAAAAATAAACTTAATAATGAAAAATTTGTATGCGACGACACTCGACAGGTTCAACTGATCGATGGCGTTGAGTATATTGTTGTCAATCGTGTAGGACAAACTAGAAAATTTTTAATGCGTAAAGACGCACTAGAAAAAATCAAAGATAAAAAAGAACTTTTAGGTCTTTAGATTAGAGGCTAAATCGTCGCCATGACACGGCGAAGACCACTGGTTCGATTCCAGTAAGACCTACCATGCCCCTGTGGACAAATTGGTAAAGTCGCCTCTCTCAAACAGAGGAGTATAATATGTCAGTTCGAGTCTGACCAGGGGTACCAAGCTCCTATAAGTAAATGGTATACTAGCACTTTGGTAAAGTGCCATTACAAGTTCGATTCTTGTTTGGAGCACCAACACACAGGAGACACTATGAAATATTTTTTATCAGTTTTATTATTTTTTCAAATAGCAACGAGTCAGGCTTGCGAAATAGACGTAATTGCATTTAAGGGACTGCAAGGACATTTTGATAATCGAGCATTCAATCTTTATGTAGCTAAACATCAAGGATGTGCATACGTGTTTAATTGGGACGAAACTAATAAAGCACTAGCACTTATTCAAAATAATAATAGACCTTATCAACTATACGGATATAGTAAAGGTGCAGACTCTGTAAGAATTGTGTTAGAAAAGACTAATCGATTGCCTAAATTTGTAATTACAATTGGTGCATGGCGTTCAGTTGATTTAGATTTTAGAAAATATAATATTCCTTTTAAAAATTATTTTGATGCATCTGGATTAGGACAAAAAAGTCCAGGATTATTTTTAAGCAATGTTCCTCATTATCAGATGCAGGCTGCTATTAATGATTTAATATGGAAGGTTAACTAGTCTGGGACTAGAACTGTCTCGAAAACAGATTGATCGCCGAGTGCGGTTAGAGTTCGATTCTCTACCCTTCCTCCAATGGGCTTAATGACACCGGGGTGTCACGCATAGCGTTAAGCGGGTTCGACTCCCAGTAGTCCACCAAATATATACCTCTGCCAATGGATTGGGAGCAGGTCTTCTAAACCAGCTATCTGAGGGTTCGAATCCTTCCAGAGGTGCCATAAATATAATTCCGGGCTTTGGTGAAATGGATATCATTACGGTCTTCGAAACCGCAGGTGGGGGTTCGATTCCCTCAAGCCCGGCCAGTGTTGTTTTTTTACAAATAGCTCAAAATATAGTTGACATGCTACCTTGTTTACTATATAATAGAGACTTAGTTAGTTAGTTGTTCTTTAAAAATTAATCAAAGCAATGTGCTCGGTTCGTCTATCGGTTAGGACGCTGGCCTTTCACGCCGGAAAGACGAGTTCGATTCTCGTACCGAGTACCATTTGTTGTATTGTTTTGGAAAAAGTCTGTGTTCACCAGACTAATGCACTGTCTATGCCAGCTCTGGTTGCAAACACCTGGTACGCAGTTGATGTCAGTGGATATAGGTCATGCCTGTATCTGCGTAACGAAAATAGGTAAACAGTGGCCACTGTCTCTATATAAGTTGACACGTTAAAAGCAAACGATAATAGGGTTATTGTTATCCATAACAAGACAATACAACAAATGGAAATTACGCCCCGGTGACGGAATTGGTATACGTGTTGGTCTTAGAAGCCAAATTTTAGGAGTTCGACTCTCCTCTGGGGCACCAAATATTATGGACAGGTGGGTGAGTGGTTAATACCAGCGGACTGTAAATCCGCCGCCTCCGGCTACGATGGTTCGAATCCGTCCCTGTCCACCAAAACTAAGGAAGCGTGGCAGAGTTTGGTTTATTGCAGCAGTCTTGAAAACTGCCGTTCGCGAGAGCGGGCCGTGAGTTCGAATCTCACCGCTTCCACCAAGATAAGTAATAACATGGAAGGTTGGCTGAGCTGGCTGAAGGCAGCGGTTTGCTAAACCGTCGATCGTAATGAACTTGCGGTCCAAGGGTTCGAATCCCTTACCTTCCACCATATATAAAGATAAGTAAACAGCTATTCCGCAGTAGCTCAGTCGGTAGAGCAGTTGACTGTTAATCAATTGGTCGGTGGTTCGAGCCCACCCTGTGGAGCCAGAATAAGGAATTAATATGAGTCCAAGTATTGAACAAATGAAACAAGGCACCTGCGGGTGTGGTCGTAGCCCAACAGGTAACTGTTGCGGCTGGCACTCTCTAACAGAAGAACAATACCAAGAACGTAAAGAACTTTACGAAACTGGTCGTGCTGATTTGCAAGGTAGAGAAATTAAGTAATTTAATGGGGGTATAGCTCAGTTGGGAGAGCGCCTGTTTTGCAAGCAGGAGGCCATCGGTTCGATCCCGTTTACCTCCACCAAACATTAAGGAAATAAAATGGCACAAAAAGGTCAAAGCACACACAAACGAGTAGTCAAGGCAACTTGCCAAAATGGTAGTAAAACTAGTACTCTAAATAAGAGTCGTAAAACTACCAAACGTTATAGAGGGCAAGGCAAATAATTCTTGACTTGGTAGTGTAAGATAAGTATAATATTAGCTTTGCTGGATTAGCACAGTGGTAGTGCAATCGCCTTGTAAGCGATAGGTCGTCAGTTCGAATCCGACATCCAGCACCAAACAACCCGGTTACACTTTGACGTCCTAAAGTGGGTAGGAGGTTACCAAATCCTCCGGGTACGCACGGATTAGACCTTAAGGCCCGCGATACATGGGCGACTTAAAACTACCGTGGGGCGGGAGCGAAACCCGTCCAGATGGAAAAATGAGTGGACAGAGTAACAGCTCAGTCTAGGGCTCCTGTGGTGGGAGTAGCTAGACACTTTAATGAAGCACATTAATTGAAAAGTATCTTTGAGCTAGAATGACTATCTAGTTAGACACTTGGAGAGGGATGTAAAAAGACCCTGCTCGTCACAGTTGTCCCAGTGTGTTTCATTAAAGTGCGGGTAGACAGGACAAGGGGCGTCCAGCAGCCTTCCAAGCTGAAGATCGCGGAGTTCGACTCTCCCTACCCGCTCCAAATATTTCGGTGATTAGCGCAGTCTGGCTAGCGCATCTGGTTTGGGACCAGAGGGTCGGGAGTTCGAATCTCTCATCACCGACCAAATTGACGCGGGATAGAGAAACGGTAACTCAAGAGTCTCATAAGCTCTAGATCCTGGTTCGATTCCAGGTCCCGCAACCAAACATGCCTCTGTAGCTTAATTGGTTAAAGAACCCAGCTTATACCTGGGCATAGCACCGTCTAGATAAGGCGGAGTGTGGGGGTTCGAGTCCCTCCAGAGGCACCAATTCTCGCTGTAGTTCAATGGATAGAACAAGACACTCCTAAGGTTTAGATCTCAGTTCGATTCTGGGCAGCGAGGCCAACCCAAAGGAATATTATGAAAACATTAAGTAGGTCTACGGAAATTGACATTGAAAAATGTGTAAAGAATGCAGATAACAATAGATTTAATCTTGTGTTAATGGCTGCGGCTAGAGCACGAGAAATTCGTAGAAACAATACACACAGTAATAGACAAGAACATATTCATGCCACAACTACTGCCTTACTAGAGTACCAGGAAGGTAAATATGGCAACGAATATATTCGTAAGGTTCGATAGGAGATTAGCTCAGCGGTAGAGCAGCGCCCTTACAAGGCGAAGGTCATTGGTTCGACCCCGATATCTCCTACCAAATTTTTAGGCTAGGTACAGCAACTTCCAAACATGGAACTGGTGAACAGCGATAACTTCAAGTTTACCAAGGTGAGTTTCGATTTCTCACTGTAATCAAAAAGTAGAAAACTAGCCTGCTTTTATTTTTGAAACTTATATGTTTAAAGCTTTTGATTATTTAACCCCCAATTCACAAGGTGGTACTGTTCATCAAATGGTATCAATGCCATTTGATTTAGAACCTGAAAAGTGGCATTGGGTTAACAGAATAAAAGAAGCAGATATAGTCTTTATTCAATATGAACACACTAACACTATTAATAGTTTGTTGAATAAGTTAACTCCTAATCAATTAATTGTAGTGCTAGGATTATGGCATATTGATGACTGGATGTTTGATGAACGTCATTTACAAGAAGAACTTGATAGGTACGGGAACGACAAAAGAATAATTTTTGTCCATACAAATTATAAAAATCAAAATAAAAATAATGTTTATTATGACATGTTGTTTAATAGACAAAAGGCTTATTTTACAGATTATGAAAAATTACGTAGTCCTGGAGAAAAAGTTTGGACTTATGGAACAAGTAAATTAGTATACGAATTAGACAATATTACTCCTAAAACAAACTCTTGTAAAACATATTTTGCTCCTATGAAGATATATAATCCTGGTATTAGGATGAAATTAAGAAAAAAGTTACATAATTTTTTATCTAGTTATACCGATGGATATTTGAGCAATATCAAAGACGATGTATTTTTTGACATAAATGGTGTCGAAGATAGTATAGTTCAAGGTATTAAACAAAACTCGTTTGGCGGAACTTGGTTTCCAATGCATAACAAATATTACAGAGATTCTATAGTAAGTGTTTATGTAGAAACAATTACTATTAGTAATCGAGTATTTTCAGCAACAGAAAAAACATTTGACCCGTTAATTAAAGGGCATTTTATTTTGCCATATTCTAATTATAAAAATTTAGAATACTTATCTAGCGTATACGGATTTATTTTTCCTAAATGGATTGACTACAGCTATGATCAAATATCAGATGACGAACTAAGATTTGAAAAATATTTAGATTCAGTTAAATCTATATTAGAAACAGATAAGAATCTTTTGATAAAATGGGCAAATCAAGATTTAAAAATTCTTGACTATAATAGAAATATATTCTATAATAGAACATATGACAGCTTATATCAACGCATTAAAGAATGTGTTGTGTATAGAGGTTATTAGGATAGATACAGCAACCAAATACTTCATAACGAAGCCGCTTAATGCAGTAGACGGTGACCCGGAAGGTTAGGAACACTAGAGGAGAAATCCCGTGAAGGTGCCCTATCTGTAGCAATACAGACGCTAACGGAACTGACGACTAGGGAAAGACCTATATGTTCATGTACAGAACTTACATGATAGGCTTGGGGGACTGAACCGATATACTGGGGATGGGGCCAAGCAGAAAATAAAAACCGTCTCGGCTATCCTGTTAATTTTAGAATGTTAACAGCAACTTTAAATTTTCAATCATATCGAAAACAAAATACATTCTGTAAGGAGAAACACACATGAACGCATTTGTTGAAGCAGTTCAAAATCAAGAAGCCCGTACTGCCAATGGCATGAAGGCTCGTAAGTCTACAGCTAAGGCTACAGTAGACCTGTTCTATGCTATCGGTGCTAGCCGTGGCAAGAACATCACAGGCGCTTTTACAGCAGCCTATGTAGAGAACAGCAATGTTGCTCTACGCATCGCACAATGGGCACGTGATGTCCGTGGTGGTGCAGGTGAACGTCAGCTTTTCCGTGACATTCTTGTACATTTGGAAAAGCGCGATCCAGATGCCGCCCTGGCCCTGCTTCGCAAGGTTCCAGAAGTAGGTCGTTGGGATGACATCTTTGTCTTCTCAACTCCTACTCTAAAGTCGGCCGCTTACACAATGTTGGGCGATGCCCTTCGTGCAGGTAACGGCCTTGCTGCCAAGTGGACACCACGTAAGGGCAAGGTCGCGGCTGAAATTCGAGCATTCTTCGGAATGTCTCCTAAGCAGTACCGTAAGAGCCTTGTAGCACTTACAAAGGTCGTTGAAACACAAATGTGTGCCAACGATTGGGACAACATCAACTTCAGTCATGTTCCTTCTGTGGCTGCTCGCAACTACAAGAAGGCATTCAACCGTCACAGTCCTGCATTTGCAGAGTATGTGGCCAAGTTGGTCAAGGGTGATAAGACTGTCAAGGTTAATGCCGACGCAATCTATCCTCATGACGTACTGAAGGGCATTGCACATGCCTACAAGAGCTTTGACAAGACCGAAAAGGATCATGTCAAGGCACAGTGGGAAGCTCTGCCCAACTATGTTGGGGATGCTAGCATCCTTCCTATCGTTGACGTTAGCGGGTCTATGACTTGCTCGGTTGGCGGTAGCGGTGCAACTCGTTGTATCGACGTAGCAGTTGGTCTAGGCTTGTACCTAGCAGACAAGAACAAGGGCGTGTTCAAGGACACATTCTTGACTTTCTCTAGCAAGCCACAGCTTGTTACTCTAAAGGGTGACATCCTGCAAAAGCTAGACCAAATGGTTAAGAGCAACTGGGAAATGAGCACTAACTTGCATGCCGCTATGGACAAGATCCTTAGCGTTGCAGTTAAGGGTTCAGTACCAGCTAGCGATATGCCAAAGATGTTGTTAGTCTTGTCAGACATGCAATTCAACCAATGTGCTCGTTTCGACGACAGCGCAATGGAAATGATCGAACGCAAGTTCGAAGCAGCCGGATACACTGTTCCACAGGTTGTATTCTGGAACTTGAACAGTAGCGGAAACGTTCCTGTTAAGGCTGACAAGTCGGGTGCGGCTTTGGTTAGTGGATTTAGTCCAAGCATCATGAAGGCTCTGCTTTCAGCTGATTTGGATCAATTCACTCCAGAAGGTATCATGCTTAAGACTGTAATGGTCCCACGCTATGATATCTAAACAAAAATTCATTTTTGGATAGGGCCTTTGGGCCCTATTTTTTTAGGTTGACTAAACCAAAATTAGATAGTATAATACAGTATAAGGAGCAAAATCGTGCCGTGGATTCAAAATGTAGCATTATCAGATATACCCAAAGGACATCATATCCGTGTGGGCGAGAACTCAATGCTGATTCAAATTGTAGATCCGTGTATGACGTTTCCTACGCCCTTACACAAGTTCAAAGAAGTTCATCAGTTTGAATTTCTAGATTTGGAAGTAGATGACAAATTTGGTGAAGAATTTAAAGTAACTGATGCTCAAGCTGAGCAGTTAGTTGGCTTGCTACAACATGCTCTTGATCACAGAATGGATGTGGTTGTTCATTGTGTTGCAGGTGTGTGCCGATCTGGGGCCGTCTGCGAAGTTGGAATTATGATGGGCTTTGATGATACCGAAGCCTACCGTAGTCCTAACTTGATGGTCAAGCACAAGATGATGCGAGTATTGGGTTGGACATACGACGAAAACGAACCGCACACTATAAATGGTGTGCCGTTTGAATATGATGAATTAGGCGGCAAGAAAATTTGGGTTCCACCGCAGAGAGAAGAGAACTGATGATGAAACCTAGTCGTGAAGCCGAATTGAAAAGGTATCGCACTTATGTTTGGTCCAACGGCATCCGACATCCAACATTCGATATGGAACGGTTTTATAGTGAAATGTCAACAGAAGAAATGATAGCTTTGCGAGATAAGACAGTTAGAGATCTTGAAAGAAGTCCTAATTTTGCAACAAAGTTTTATACAGAGTTTGTAGAATATCTAAATCGAAAGTTAGCAGAAAGGCGAACCTTCCGAGATTGGATTTGGAGGAACACTACACTAAAATGTAGTCTGTTAATTTGGAGATTAAAAAATGATTTTACACAAAAAAGACATTGAGAAAATACAAGAAATTTTAGTTAAGTTTCCAGACGTAGAAACTTTTGAAATTGATTCGGATAGTTCCAGTGGTATTGGCGCTATAGTTACCATGTCATTTGACTATGCAGTAAATGATGTACGTGGCAGTTTTAAAGTTGAAATTTCTGGTGTAGAAAATTGGTAAAAGGAGAATAATATGCCTAGCGTATTTTTAGTGAGCGACACGCACTTTGGGCATACTGGAGTTTGTCGCTTTACAAGAGATGACGGAGTTACTAAGTTAAGGCCATGGGATAGTCCAGAAGAAATGGACGAAGCTATGATCAAGGCTTGGAACGAAAGGGTCAAACCCACAGACAAGGTCTATCACTTAGGTGACGTTGTTATTAACCGTAAGGCTTTGCCCACGTTGGCTCGGTTGAACGGTGACAAGGTTTTGATACGTGGTAACCACGATATCTTTCGTGATACTGAATATGCTCAATACTTCCGTGAATTACGTGCCTATCACGTTATGAACGGTTTGATATTAAGCCATATTCCTGTTCATGAAGCCAGCATGGGTCGTTTTGGTACTAATATTCACGGACACTTACACGCGAACCGTGTGAAGAAGGCTCGTGGAGTTGATGCCAGAACGGGTGAAGTTTTATACAGCACAGAAAACGATGTTCGTTATCACTGCGTCTGTGTAGAGCAAACACCGGACTTTGCACCTATCTTATTCGAGGATGTGTTAAAGCGCATCACAGAAGAAGGCGGTGTAGTTGGTTTCCGAAATGGGAATGGTCCTACAATGTAAGGATTCATTATGAAATGCACAGCTTGCGATAAAGAAAAAAAACACGGACAATGGTGGCACCTTAAGGGTTACTTTGGTTTGACCGGAACCTTTTGTCCTGCCTGTTATGATAAAGTTAGCCACAATAGTTATTGGGAACCTAATCATCCTAAAGACTATATGCTAATACTATTAAAATTGTCAGGAACAACATGCTAATCACAGATGATCAATTTAGATTTGAATGGTATTCTGGGACTGGCAAAGGTGGTCAACATCGTAACAAACACCAAAATTGTTGCCGTTGTATTCACGAACCTACTGGTATAAGTGCTAATGGTACTGAAAGCCGTAGTAGGGAAGACAATAAACGTGCGGCCCTGGTTACTTGCCGTAGTCGGGTAGCCGCACATTTTCATAAAGACAAGGAAAGATACCTTGCTGGTAACGAACGTATTCGAACT